GGTCTAAGATTTCAAAGATACCGTACGCACTCATCAGAAGAGTTAAAACAAGCCCACCAATTAACAAGCCAAGTTCCAAGTCCTCTTGGTCGGCTTTCTTTTTTCTTGCGGCGGATTCTTTTTCACGCCTAGCGTTGTGTGCGTCTTCTATGTCACTTGCGGCGGCTCTGGCTTTAATCCTCGCCCACACGTCCATTTTGTTTGCTTGGAAGAACAGTAACTCCACGCTTTTCTCAAACTCACGGGCCTGCTCCAAAGCCAACTCAATCTGCAAGGCCGTGCCCATAGAAGAGCCGCCTTTTTTCTTTGACTCTGCAACCGCTTTGTTAGCATCTGACTTGGCGTTAAAGTACTTGCCGAGCAGTGGGCCGAGCGAAGCTACGTCATCCACAGTCTTGGATGCTTGCTTAATTAACTTAACAGCACTCTGGATTCCCGCCAGTGCGGTTATGGGATCAATCACGGGAATGCCCAAAGAACAATATAACTGCCCGCTACGACAAAGCAGGCTACACAGGCTGCGGCAATGATTGCTTCAAACCAGTCCCACATCATTAACCTTAATTGGTTTAATAAATTCAGCAAAATTGTTTACATACGTTTTTTGTCCAATATGAGCGCAAGTCATTGAAGGGTCAATCCAAACCTTTCCGCCACATGCCCGCCACGCTTGGCAAAACGCATTGTCTTCACTAACCAACTCGCCATCAAAAGACAGCTTAACATTAAACACAAGCCTATTTGCTACGCCGTGGTTTGTATATGGCTCACTAACTTCCCAGACCTGTTGCAAAGCCTTCTTAGAAATTCGCATGAACCCAGTGCCAACGCACTCAACTTCTAACAAATCATTTTCAGGCGCTAACAAACCTTGAGGCAGCATCTTGACGTTAAAGTCAATGTTGACATCGGACTTCTTTGGTACAGTCCCTGCCACTACATCTACCGGATGATTGAGCAAACGAAAGACCCACTCCGGCTCCCATGCCTGATCGGAGTCAATAAATATTAAATCATCACAGTCTGTTTCCAAAGCCATGCGAACCAAATCATTCCTTGCTCTTTGGATAAGGGCATCATGGGCAATCTGCACCGGATACAGCGCCGCCTGATTCTGAGCAGCAAGACTCATGGTTCCCAGCAAAGAATGCAGGAACTCCACATGTACTTTGCCGTCATAGCACGGCGTTCCAATTAAGACTTTTCTCATGCTATGGATGAGTTGCTTTGTACAGATCAAACTCTGATTTAAGCTCTTGGATGGCTTTGACCAGAATTGGAATTAACGTGCCTGCAGAAGCTTCTAGTTTTTCAGGGTTAATATCAGACACCAAGTGTGGCACAGAGACTCCTGTGGTTGCCTGCGCTTGTTGAAGCTCTTGTGCAATAAAACCAAATTCTGTAATACCAACCTTTTGGCCGTCGCGCATGTTCCAATCAAAGGATACAGGGCGAAGTGCTTGCACAAAGTTTAAACCCGCTGGAATGTCCACAATGTTGGTTTTATCACGCGCATCGGACAACGCAGTAATAGATGTGACTTGGCATCGTAATGTGGTAATAGAGCCATCACCCAAGGTAATTGTGTTGTTGGCCGTAGGAGATGCTCCCATGGCGTTGTAACCAATGAATGTATTGCCAGTGCCTGTTGTGTTGGCTTGCGTTCCATTGCCATAACCTGATAAATAGCCAATAGCAGTATTGTTTACGCCTGTAGTATTTGAATACAGGGCGGTATCGCCTACTGCGGCATTGCCTGCGCCAATTGTATTTAAGTAAAGCGAGAGATAACCAACGGCTGTGTTTGACGAACCAGTGGTGGTGGTGTACAAAGCACTGTGTCCCAATGCCGCATTTCGGGAAGCGTTTGCTGTGTATAACGCGCTGGTGCCCACCGCCGCGTTTTGTGTACCGGTAGTGTTTACCGCTAAAGCGTTTGCGCCTATACCAACATTGTCCGTACCAACTGTATTTTGGCCTAATGAACCATACCCAACGGCAGTATTGGTAGTTCCTGTTGAGTTGGAAGTTAAGGCTTGCATCCCAACGGCAGTATTATTTGTACCGGTTGTATTGGTGTACAGTGCTTGCCAACCGCTTGCGGTATTTCCAGTGCCCACTGTATTGTTGTACAAAGCGTTATAACCAACTGCGCTGTTTCTAATGCCCGTGGTATTTTTGTTTAGTGAGTTATATCCAATAGCAGTATTGTTGTTGCCTGTAGTGTTTGAATACAAAGCAGCTATGCCAACTGCAACGTTGTAATCGCCCGAGTTGTTGTACAAGGCTGACGTGCCAATTCCAATATTTTGCGAACCCGCAAAACTTAAATACAGGGCTTGATGACCAATTGCTACATTGTTTATGCCAGTGGCGTTGTAGGCTAATGCTGAAGTGCCTACTGCTATATTTTGTACTCCTGTAGTGTTACTAAATAACGCCGAACCCCCTACTGCAGTATTGTTGTTGCCTGTAGTGTTGTAATAAAGCGTATTTGCCCCAATCGCAGTATTATATATTCCAACAGAGTTATTAAATAACGCCGTATACCCTACTGCAGTATTACTGGCGCCAGATGTATTTGCGCGTAATGCTTCTGAGCCTACAGCAACATTTGCGGTTCCTGTAATATTCCCAAACAAAGCTAGGTAGCCTAGTGCTGCATTATTTGTGCCATTGGTATTTGAACTAAGGGCCGCATAACCAACTGCCGTATTATTTGTGCCTGTCGTATTAGACGCTAATGCGCTGTTTCCAACTGCTGTGCTTGCGTTTGGGGAAGCACCGCTCCCTGCGCCTTTACCGACTGTCAAACCTTGCAAGCTAGAACTACCCGTCACTGTAAGAGTGGAGGAAGCTGTTAATGTTGTAAACGCTCCAGTCGCAGGAGTGGTCGCACCTACAGTGCCATTGATGTTAAAGCTGGCTGCAGTTCCGGTAATGTTTGTTCCCACCATTGAAGCTGGGGTATTTAGGATCGCACCATTACCTAACGTAGCTACACCGGTAACACCTAATGTTCCGGACAACGTAGCACTTGCGCCAGCCAATGTGCCCGTGATAGTGGGGGAGGCTGAAAGAACCAGATTACCACTACCTGTGGAAGTGGTTGTGCCCGTGCCACCGCTGGTAACTGGCAAAGCAGCGCCTAGCGTTAAAGAACTGAAATGTGAAGCCGCATCGACAACGTTTGTGCCGTTGTTGAAAACCAACGTAGCTTTACCAGCTGGAACAGTGATGCCTGTGCCGGTCGTATTCTTAACGGTTTTTGCGCCTGTCCCCGTGTTGTTAATCAGGTAAAACTTTTCAATTTGGCAACCTGAACCCAAGATTAAACTGCGTACAGAACCAATTCCGGTAGAGCTTTCAGTAATATTTAAACGCAAGTTTCTAGCAGCTTGCGTAGTAATGACGTCAGTAAGTGTGATTGTGACATCCGCATCTGTAGAAAAGTCTACCGTGGCGGAGCCTGTAATGGCCTCCCCCAGAACCGCGTCACCTAAGTTAGTGTTGGTGAGCGATCCCCAAGTGCCTGAATTTGCACCAGTTTCAAGCAATTCTACTTTTAGCGCAGACCATTGTGATGGCATTTTATACTCCCAATTTGTTTAAACACTTATGCCGTATTTACGGAATAACCGGGTTTTAGCCCAGCCCTTTAATACGAACTGCGGATCAGCGCTGTTGTTGACGTATTGGCAGGCATTGTGATCGTGAAGTTGGATGACGTTTTGTCACTTCCAAAGTCTAACACTGCAATAGAGGGCTTGCCTACCACTGAGTCGTTATAGATCAATGCGCACCGTGCCGTTATTGTGCCAGTCCACGCGACGTTTGGGAAGCCCACATACGCTGTTGCATCAGATGTAGATGACGAAACACTCACCGGCGTTAGGATCGCTCCACCCGGTGAGTACGGTGCTGCGCCCGATGTTGCTGATACTTCGTTTGAACTTGAATACGCTGTGGTATCCGCATTCAGGTCGGCGTTCGCCGTGTACAAGGCAATCTTGATAACGTCGGTGGTAAGCGCATGTATACCTTGGTACAACTCCGCTTTGAAACTTGTGGTTTGGGTCTGGACAATGCTCATTGCGGTGTGACCCTTGATTCAAAGCGGTAAGTGTCGGTTTGCTGTTTGCCATCGCCCAAGTTCTTCAAGAGTGCCAATGCTTCCATGTACTTTTGATTGTACAGCGCGGTCATATCAGCTTCACCCTTCATGTATGTGTTAGCTTCAACCAGTGTCCCGTACAACAGCACAGAGCTAAAGTTAGTACCAAGCCATGTAGTAGTCGCAGTAACAATTGACTCAGGCATGATGAAATAACTAAGGTCTGTTACGAATGCAGCACTGGGTGTAGGCCCAAGAATAAACTGCAGCGTAGTCACAGGTGAAGATGGGCCGTTGATTGCGTAGTACTTTGGAACCCCTGTTGTGGCTGGATTAGGGTATGCCTCTTGCATGAACGCAGGGTCTTTGTTAAGCAAGTAGATAAAATTCCCACTGGCGTCAACCACAGCAAACGAATACACAGCCAGAAAGTCTGTGGGTGCATTAAACGTATTAACGCTTGCCGTTAAAGCTGTGGTCGATGTCTTACGTAAATTGGGTAGCGACACTGAATTATAGATGCGCTGCTCCGCCTGCTGAATCATGGTGTTCATGTCAGTAGTGTCGAAGGTGTTCTGCGTGTAATCAGATACCGCAGTCACCAATTGGGAGTAAGTCAGCGCACCTAGTGTTGCCATATAAACCTCAAGCCATTGGGCCGCGAGCCGTTATACCTTTGGTAGCCGCGCCATTACCACGGGTAACGATGCCTGTCTCTTTCACAGACTCTCTGCCTTGTGAGTTGTTGTACATGCCAACACTCATGCGCGGCTGCATAGCTGCCAAACTTTCAAGGCCAGAATCTTTTCCGGGCATCGTGGTTGCTTTTACGGTCTTGCCACTCATAGTATGGGGCTTTGCGTAGGCAGAAGCGGGGAGATTGTTAACTTTGGGCATGATTAGCCTCCACGTTGATTGTTTACGCGTGCCATGTTGCGACCGACTTTCATCATCGCTTCGCCGGTCACACCAGAAGATTTTTTGCCGCCCTTGTCAGTGCCTTTTGTGGGGCCGCTGTTGGGGAATACTTTGACGTTTGTTTTGCCTTTTGAGGCAACGCCGTCAGCTGATTTTACGTACGCCATAATTAGCTCCTTAAGATATCGTTACTGTACCAACAATTGCTCTAGAAACCAAGTAGTTTGGTGTTAAAGCTGTATCAAAACTGCTGGCACCCCCAACTGGATTCCAGCCCCATTGAATGTCTCGACTGCCGCCTGTAGGGAGGCCCGTTGCATTTGGCCCTGCAGTTACATACGTTGTGTCCCTACGCGGGTTGCGTACAGCTTGTGGGTCATCCACCGGGTACATACCCAACTGCAACTGAGGCTGATCGGGATCCCAGCAGCTATCGCACACCAACAAGTTGTACGTCTTGGTCTTAATGACCTCTTTGCGTAGAGCTGTTAATTTGAATCGGAAGCCACACCTATCGCACATGGCGATGCTGTTCTTGCCAGAAGCAAACCTATTGCCCATTTCAAGTACCGCTTCCTATATACATCTGGCGCGGTACAAAGCGAACCGAAGCCTTCTCACGGTCTTCCGTAGAGGCTAAGTCCCAAGCCTCATCGTACTGCTGTTTAAGAACTGGTAGGCGCTCGGCCCCATTGGGAACCTTCAAAGCCAAGTAGTACGCCAAACCTGCCACCATGCAAGGCAAGAACCGGAACGGCACATCCATTGTGTTAATGCCAGTTCCTGCGTCGTCTATGCGGCGTAAACGCCAGTATACAAATGTGTACGTTTGTGAATTATCAGGAACAGGCCAAACGGTAATAGTAGGAATGTCCTGAAGGCGCTGAATCCAAACCTGAATAGGACGGGCTTGCTGCAACTTGTTTGGGATAGTGGCGTAGGTAGAAACACTGATACGCGTAATGGTCAAGTCCGCCTGTGTCGATGCGCTCCCTGCGCCTGTGCGAATGACGTGTTCCATCAAATCCACAGTGTCCGCCGGAAGGTTGTATGTGGCTGTACCGGGAACCAGAGCAATAGTCCCCTGCTCAAACGTCCACATGTTCAGGCCCCGATTAGCCCAATCAGCAAATAGAAGATTCAAACTTCGTCTTGCAGTGCGCAAGTCATAACCTGTGCGCATCTCAGAACCAGCACGCTCAAACGCTTCCTCAACGATCTCCGTGAGGTCAAGATTAAATGCAGTGGTTCCAGAGGTAGCCATTATCTAAATCCTGCTGTTTTCTTTGCAATCGTTTTGGGTTGCGCTACGAATTGTTTTCCGGCTTTTTTGCCAGCACGTTTCGCACGCGTTGTCGCAGCGTACTCACTAGGGCTGAGACTTTTGATCGCAGCTTCTGGAAGGTATCGCTCACCTGTTTTACTAGACGGTTTTCCACTTTTGGTTCCCCACTTTTGGTCGCCCCAGTCTTTCAATGATTTCTGAGGCGCTTTCAATCTCGGTAACCCCCGCCTGCCGCCTTGTACTTCTTGGCAACAAGTTGCGCTTTACGGGCTGACCACTGACCTGCGCCAGTGCCGTGAGTTGCTGCGGCTTTTACTTGGGACACAATCTTCTTGCGAAGACTGGGCTTTGTGTAATTGCCCGCAGCATTAACTTTCCCACCCTCTTTGTATTGGGTAAAGTCAGTATCGTCCCGCCGGGCTTTCTTGACGCCCTTGGGCATTTTAGAGGGGGAGATGTCCCCCATACCACGGCTGGCCATCATGATATTAGCAGGCTTTGCCGCCGGACTTCATACCAATCATCGTGCCTTTGGTCTTGCCTTTGGAAGCAACGCCGTCAGCACGACTAGAAGCAGAGCCGCCACTCTTTAAACCTGCATGCGCTTTGGAAGCGGGTTTACCAGCATGTTTTGCCAGTGCTGCGGGCATGCCGCCACCAGCCATTTTAGTTGCGCCTTTTTTCTTAGCCATCATTGCCATGAAGCCAGCATTCATTTTGGAAGCCATAGTATCACCACCTTTTGAAAATTTGCGGCCCTTGTCCGCAGTTGTAAAATCCTTGCCCACGGACTGTGGGACTCCGGCTTTCTTAGCAAACGATGGGTTATTAGCCACCGCCGCCATGAAATTGTGTTGTTTTTTACTCGTCGAAGGCATTACTTACCCCCTACGTACCAGTTAACAAGCTGAACTAAGCTTGCGCCTACAACGCTACTGGCCCCACCAACAAGCATCAAAACCTTCCAGCCACCTTTAGCCTCAGACAAAGTTTTGTCAATGGCCGTCAGCGTTACCTGCATAGCCTTCATGTTCTCCAACATCCTGTCCATATCATCTTGCAAATGCTTGATGTCAGACGCATGCGTGGCTAACTCTCTGGCTGTCTGAATAGCGTCGTCAGTCATACCATCCGCCCTTTTGTCTTGCCCTTGGTGGCACAGCCATCAGCCGCAGTTACATAGCCCCCATCCTTACAGTTCCACGCCCTAAGTGATTTGTTTATGCGTGAGTCTGGGTCGTTGGCCGTCTTTGCACTGGTCAGCTTCTTTTTCATCCCTTCCATCCTCGCACAGAAAGAGTCGCGCCGGGAGCCTCCTTCTGGCTGGGGCGGTTTCAAATTCATACCTTGCGCTTTGGCGGAGGCTCGTCCCTTGGCGTTCAAGCCGCCCTTGGGGTTCTTGCCTTCTTTGCGCGTCCATGCTGGTGATTTTGCCATAATATATGTAATGTATTATGTTTTTTAAAGATTAGCAATCTTGTGCGCCAGCGTACTGTGTAAATGTTTTTAACACGTCGTATATCGCAGGGATCAGATCGCCTGACAGGTCTTCCATATTGATATAGTGGGCCTGTTGTTGGATGCTAGGCCAACCTGCTCGGCGGGCTTCTTCCGTGGCGTGGATCTCGACCTGCACCTGAAGCTGGTCTTTCGTGCCAAAAAAGTTTGTAATCCTAGCGTAAGCCTGTGTTTCAGACTGACCGTTGGTGTTGTTTACTGCTGTGATTTTAAGTGCCATGATGTTAGTTCCAAGGTAAAGGAGCAGGTTGAGGTGTAGGAATAGCGGCTTGAGCAATTAGGAAATCAACTTCGGTTTCCATGTTCGTTACACGCTCCGGGCCAAGGGCAGCTTGTGTCCACGCCAAAGCTTGTTCCTGTGTGATTTGGTCAAACGGCGTAAAGTCATCGGGGTTTGCAGGTAGCAAGTTGACCGAGTAGTTGACCTGTTGTCCGTCTTTGGCAATCGTAAAATTGCTCATCACAACGGTTTGG